ATGAAACGAGATATGGATTTGGTTCGTTTGTTGTTATTGAGGCTCGAATCACTGTCGGATGAGCCACACTCGATACTTGTTTTGAATCCCGCGAAGTTCGATGTCGAAGGCTACACAGCCGACCAGGTGGACTATCATTTGTACCTTTTAGTGGATTCGAGGCTCGTTGATCAGGGTGGCTCGGGGGTGATGAGTGGCTTCGCTTTCAAGCAGCTCACTTGGGCTGGCCACGACTTCCTGGATGCGGTTCGTGACGATGAGATCTGGCGCCGTACTCGTGAGGGTGTCAGGGCTGCGGGTGGATTCAGTATTGAATTGCTCGGAGACTTAGCAAAGGGACTTATCCGTAAAAAAATTGCTGAGCACACCGGTGTTCAGTTATAGGTCGCAGAGAGCCGCCGCATTAAAAACGGCGGCTCTTCACGTCTTCACTGGCCATCCGGCAACTCATACGGCTTGAACCGGATCACCTCTTCACCGAGCCAATCATTGACCTGCTGCATGCGCGTCTGGATGGGTTCGAGTTCGTTGGCGGCGTAGACTAGGGCGGCGTCGCGGATTGAGCCGAAGCCGCCGGCGTTGGTCGGGACGATGCCCATCAGTTGGGGTGGGATGCGCAGGCCGGCCAGCATGTCGTCGCGGGTGATGTTTTTGATATTGTGGAAATCATCTTTGGCCGCCACCTCGCTGACCGGGATCACTTGCAGACCATCCTTCTTGCCGCCAGGTGAGTACACGAACAGATTGCGGAAGTTGCCGGGGCCTTTGGCATTCTTCAGGGCTTTTCGCAGATCATTGATGTCATCTTCATTCTGAGCCGGATCATTCATGTAGAGGATGAATCCGGCGTGGGATCCGTTGTTGTAGTACTTGCGACGGAAGAGGGTGGCCGACTCGTTCAGCAGTGCTGACTGCAGCGCGGCCATCCATTCGGGCAGGCCATAGATCTCCTGGTTGATATCCGCCTCGCGCAGGTGACAGATGCTGCCCGGCTCGAACTCATGTTCCTGCTGCCAGCCGCGCACCATGAAGAACCTGTCATCGTCCTGGCCGCGGCGCATGAACTTGGCCAGTGCGGGGCGCAGCTCCAGCGGGGTGCCTAGCATCGAGCGGCGGCGTTCCAGGTACGCATTGCCGCACCATAACCAGTCCAACGAAAATTGTTCAAACGCAGCCCGGGACAACAGGCGGTGGGGGATGAATGTTTTGCTCAGCATGTTGCGCTTGAAGGTCAGCCCTGACTGCAAGTACACGCTGGCCCTGGTTGATCGCGCCAAGCCCTCCAGGTTGATCGGCGGTTCGTACCAGCGGCCATTCCACCAGCACTCCAGATAGTCGAGCAGATCACGGCCATCCAGCACCGGGGTCGGATCGCCAAAGGTGAACGCCTCGATAGGGGCAGAAGCCGGGGCGGCAGTGGCAGTTATTTCGGTAGTCATCAGAACGTCTCCATAAAGCCGGTGTTATGGGCGGTCATTCCTTCCAGCGGCTCGTTGTGCAATGCGTGGAACAGCGCCCAGGCCAGATCGGCGTGACCGGTTTCGTCGGTGCGGCCAGCGGTGTAGGTCATCTGCCGACCGCTGGCGGTGGTGGTCTTGCGGATAGCCATCAACGATGAGGCCAGGTCTGTCCAGCCAGCGTCGAACTCCAGCCGGCCCTTGTGAATTACGTCATACGCCTTGAGTACCAGGCGGGTCTTGACCTCCGGTGAGTAGCTGAAGGTGGTCAGGTTGGGGAAGAAGCTCTTAACGAGCTGCGCAACGCCGCTACCCATGCCAGTCATATCGATACCGATGTAGGTCACCCAGTAGCGCTGGGTTACGCGGCGGATCGCCTCGGCCTGCGCCGCGAAGTCCATGCCGCGGAACTGATGCCGCTCGAGCACGCGGAACTTGCCACCAGGTACCAGCGGGGGCGCGGCCACCACCAACCCGGCACTATCACCAGTCTCGGCCGGGTCATAGCCGACCCACACCTGCCTATCACCCAGCGGGCGCTGCGCGAACGGCTTGTAATCCTCCGCCCACTCGATCCAGCTATCGACCATGCACGGCTGCAGCATCGCAAGGGGGAAGATGCTCGCGCCGTCATCCACGAACTGGCACATCAACAGGTTGGCGTAGGCCTCGGCGCTGTACTCCTGCCGCAGCTCTTCGATGTCGAACAGGTCACAGCCCCGATCCTCGGCATCGAGAATGGTGACGATCTGCCGCCAGAGCTTGTCCTCACACAACCGGCCCTGCTGCAGCGCACCATGGGATACATCAATCGACAGCCGCTGAGCCGCTGGCTTGCCCTTGTTGAAGCGCTCACCCGTCCAGAAAGAATAGGCCTCATGCGCCATGCTGGACGGCGTCGAAAAATAAGTGCGCCGGTACTGCTTCTGCATGGCCATGCCGCTGGCCACCTTGTTCAACTCATTAAATCGGTGCGTCCAGAAGAACTCATCGAAGTAGAAATTGCCGTGATAACCCTGGGCGGTACGGGCGTTGGTACCGAGGAAGTGCAACTCCGCGCCGTTGGCCAGCACGATAGGGTCACCGGTCAGATCGATGCTGCACACTTCGCGGGCAAAGGCCTGAATGTACCCCTTGAAAATGTGCGCCTGGTTCTTCGAGGCGGACAGGAATATCTGGTTGCGGCCGGTGACCAGGGCGTCCAGCAGAGCTTCCCGCGCAAAGTAGTAGGTCGCCCCGATCTGGCGGGACTTGAGGATTGCCCGGGTACGCTGGTTGCCTGCCCTGTACCAGTCCAGCTGATAACCAAAACATCCATCGGTGAACGCCTCGGTCAGCAGCTCGATATCCTGCTCACTGAACTCGTTGCGTCGGGGTTTGCTCTTTGGTCCCTCATTGCGCCGGGCGATGTTCGGGTTCAGATCGGTTTCGGTGCCGCCCTCCTGGTAACGCTGGATCCGCGCTTGGCGCTCCAGCTGCCGGTGCAGCAGGTCGATTTCCTTGAAGTCGCCGCCTGTCTTGCTGTCCTTGAGGATCAACTGCACCAATCGCGCCTCCAGCGCGCCGCCGATCCGCTCCACGCAATCGGCCCTGTCCCAACCGTCGCGGTTCTTCCAGGTGTGCAGCGTTTTCTCTTTCTCTTCGAGAAAGTCAGCGATATCGGTGACGCGCCAACCCATCCAGTACAAAAACTTGGCCTGGCGTCGGTTGTCGCGTTGAGCTGGGAGGGCAATTGAGGTATTCATGCCGCAGATGCTGACGCGCGCGAGAGATAACTACACAGCATCATCCCTGTAAGCGCAGCCGCTACAAGTTGGGCTCGTTGCCCGCGCTCCCCCGCATACCGACCATGGCCTCATCGTTCTACGCAATCACCACGTAGCCACCTTGAGGTTTGCCCGCATGAAGAAAAAATTCCGCTCCAAATGGTTCAGGATCGCCAGCGAAGGTGCGACCACTGACGGCCGTCAGATCGAGCGCGACTGGATCCAGCAAATGGCCGACCAGTACGACCCGAACACCTACGGCGCGCGGATCAACTGCGAGCACATCAAATGGATGTGGCCCGGCGGCGAGTTCGGCGCTTATGGCGACGTGATCGCCCTCAAGGCAGAGGAAGCGGAGATCAACGGCGAGAAGAGGCTCTGCCTGTACGCACAGATCGAGCCCAACGACGCCCTGCTGGCCATCAACAAAGAACGCCAGAAGGTCTACACCTCCGTCGAAGTGCAGCCCAAGTTTGCCGACACCAACAAAGCCTACCTGGTTGGCCTGGCCGTCACCGATTCACCCGCCAGCCTGGGCACTGAAGCGCTGAGTTTCAGTGCCAAACACGGCACCCTGGCCGCGCGCAAATCCCACGAAGAAAACCTCTTCACCGCAGCGGAAGAGGTCGCAATCGAGTTCGAGGAAGTCAGCGATCGCGAGAGCAAGGTCACTGGCCTGTTCAATCGCGTCACCCAACTCCTCAGCAAGAGCAAGGATAAGTCAGTCAAGGATGACGCCCACTTCTCCGAACTGACCGAAGCGGTTGAGGCTCTAGCCACCCACGCCAGCGAGCAGAGCAGCGAATTCACCAGCTTGCAGGAGGGCCACCAGACCCTCAGCGCGCAGGTGGAAAAGCTCAGCAGCCAACTGACCGAGCTGACAACCCGGCTCAGTCAGCAACCCGCCGGCGATCAGACCCAACGCCCGAATGCCAATGGTGGCGACGGACAGATCAAAACCCAGTACTGAGCTGAGCAGCCTCAGGTTATTAACATCGGAGAAACACCATGCGTAACGAAACCCGTCTTGTCTTTACCGCACTGGCTGCGCAGATTGCTCTGCTGAACGGCGTAGCCAGCGCCGAAGTTAAATTCAACGTTGACCCCAGTGTGCAGCAAACCCTCGAAACGGCCATGCAGGAGTCCGACGCATTCCTGAGCTTGATCAACCTGATCGGCGTCACTGAGCAGGAAGGTGAAGCACTGCTGCTGGGTGTTAACGGCCCGGTCGCAGGCCGCACCGACACCGCCGGTGGCAACCGCCGCACCCCGGCTAACGTCTCCGAACTGTCCAAGGACATCTACCACTGTAAGCAGACCAACTTCGACACTGCGTTCCCGTACCAACTGCTGGACGCCTGGGCGAAGTTCAAAGATTTCCAGGTGCGGCTGAGCAGCGCCATCCTCAAGCGCCAAGCCCTGGACCGCATCATGATCGGCTTCAATGGCGTCAGCGCCGCGGCAGCCACCAACCGCACCACCAACCCGCTGTTGCAGGACGTGAACATCGGTTGGTTGCAGAAGATCCGCACCGGCGCGTCCGATCGAGTCATCGATGAAGGTGCTGTCGCCGGCAAGGTCACCGTCGGCCCTAACAAGATCATCCAGGTCGCTGGCGAAGACACCGAAATTGGCGGTGATTACCAGACCCTCGACGGCCTGGTGTTCGACGCTATCCAGCTGCTCGACCCGTGGCACCGTGCCCGCCCGGATCTGGTTGTACTGGTCAGCCGCGACCTGATGCACGAGAAACTGCTGAAGGCCGTGGAAAAAGGTGCTGCATCCAACCAGGAAGAAAACGCCGCCCAAGAGATCGTCAACCGCGCTCGCCTCGGTGGCTTGCCGGTAGTTGATGCGCCTTTCTTCCCTGCCGGTACCGTTATGGTCACTTTCCTCAGCAACCTGTCGATTTACTGGCAGGAAAGTGCGCGCCGCCGCCACCTGAAGGACGAGCCCGAATACGATCGCGTAGCCGACTACCAGTCCAGCAACGATGCCTACGTCATCGAAGACTTTGGCGCGGTAGCTCTGGTTGAAAACATCGAGGCCATGACCTATCCGGCCCCAACTGGAGCGTAAAGATGCCGCTTTCACTGGCCCAACGTACCCAGCAGCGCAAACGCGCTGCCCTGGAGTCCGCCGCGACGGAGCCGACCATGACAATGGACGGTGCTACCGCCTATGAGCAGCAGCTGATGGCGCTCAATCAGGATCGCTTACGCCTCAAGCAGGTGCAGTCAGAGCAGGGCAAAGCTGAGCTCAAGCGTCAACTGATCCCCTCTTACTTGCCCTACATCGAGGGCGTCCTGGCCGCTGGCAACGGTGCCCAGGACGAAGTCCTGACCACCTTGATGGTCTGGTGCGTTGATGCGGGGGAGTTCGAGCAGGCTTTGGCCATCGGCGGGTATGTGCTCAAGCATAACCACCCGATGCCAGACCGCTTCGCCCGCACCACCGCCTGCCTGCTGGCTGAAGAAGTCGCCAATGGTGCCTTGAAGAAATTCAAGGCTGGCGAAACCTTCGACAGCGCCGTGCTTTACGCCGCAGCCGAGCTGACTGCCGATCACGACATGCCCGACCAGGCGCGCGCCAAGCTGCACCTGGCAATCGGCAAAGCGCTGTTGGCATCTGCAGTCAACAACCCGGGTGATGACGTATATGCCCTGACGCTGGAACAGGCCCGCCACAATCTGTCCCGCGCAATCGACCTGCATGACAACTGCGGCGGCAAGAAGGATCTGGAGCAAACCGACAGGCTGCTGAAAAGACACGCCGAGCAATCGGCTAACTGAGCGTCCCCCACGCGCCCGCCGGCGCGGGGTGCAAGACAGGGCCACTCCTTCCCTGATCGAGCACCCCGCCCACCGGCGTTTTAAGAGGGCCAGCGCATGAGCGCATTCGTCGCCACCGGCACCACCGAACCCTTCATATTGAGCAACGACGGCTGGTTCCCAGCCATCGATGCCCAAAAGGCCCGGGAAACCCTGCGCCTGGACGGCAGCGTGACTGACACTCGACTGGAAGCCGCCCTGGTCAACGGCATGCTCAGCGTCAACCAGGATCTCGCGGAGTTCAAAGCCGACCATCAACAGTATCCGGAGCTGGCTGATGTACCCGCCAGTCAGGTCAACGACACCAGCCGCCTAGTCATCCTCTATACCCGCGCCGTCATCTGCACCGCAGGAGCTGAGGTGGTTGAGCGCTACCGCAGTTACGACACCAGCACCGACGGCGACCGCAACGCTGAAGCGCTCACCCCCAGCGTTGACGAGTTACGCAGGGATGCCCGCTGGGCCATCCGCGACCTGATCGGACGCGTACGTAGCACGGTGGAACTGATCTGATGACCACTATCCGGGCCATACAGAACGACACTGTGGACGCCATGTGCTGGCGGCACTATGGCCGCACCGCAGGCGTAACCGAGACCGTTCTGGAAGCCAACCCGGGCCTGGCCGACCTCGGTGTCATTTTGCCGACAGGCCACCCCGTACATCTTCCCGAGATCGAGGAGCAGGCCGAACAGGCCGGCACAGTGAACCTATGGGACTGACCCGAACAACCTCCAGGCAGCAAGGAAAAAAGCGCATGCCCGATAGACCGGAAACCTGGCTGTGGCTGGCGGCCTGGCTAGAAGACAACTTCCCCGCACTGTATGCCGGGGCGCTGGCCGGCCTGACCGCCGGCTGGCGGATCATCTACAGCGGCGGCAAATTCCGGCAACTGATGCTGGAAGCCCCGCTATGTGGGCTGCTCGGTATCGGCGTTTCTTACCTGCCCGAGCTTATCGGAGCGCCGCCCAGGGCCGGCGTTTTCCTCGCCTGCATGGTGGGCCTGTTCGGCGTAGAAGCCAGCCGCGCCACCGCTGCCAAACTACTCAACCGCAAGGCAGAGCAACTATGAGCACTATCCTCATTATCGGCAGCAAGGGTTACGCCGTGCGTGACCTGCAAGCCGCCCTCAACCGCCACGGCGCGGAGCTGTTTATCGACGGCGACTTTGGCCAGAAGACCGAAGCGGCCGTCATCACCTTCCAACGTAATACCGGCCTGGTAGTGGACGGCATCGCCGGCACCAAGACGCTCCAGGCACTGGCCGGAGCGGACTGCAGCTGTCTGCTGAAAGAGTCCGACTTGATCCGCGCTGCCGATCGCCTCGGCTGCGAGCTGGCGAGCATCAAAGCCGTCAACGAAGTCGAAAGCCGCGGCACCGGCTTTGTTGCCCAGGGCAAGCCCGTCATCCTGTTCGAGCGGCACATCATGCACCGCCAGCTGCTCAAGGCAGAAGGCGACGACACCGCCGCTCGGGTGACCACGCTGGCCGCACTGCACCCCGACTTGATCAATCCCCGCCCCGGTGGCTACGCCGGCGGCCTGGCCGAGTACCCCAGGCTGTCCCGCGCCCGCATGATCGACGATGCCGCGGCCATCGAATCCACCAGCTGGGGCCTGTTCCAGATCATGGGGTTCCATTGGCAAACCCTCGGCTACGCCAGCGCCCAGGACTACGCGCACGCCATGGCCGCAGGGGAGGGCCAGCAACTGGACGCCTTCGTCCGCTTTATCGAAGCCGACCCCGCGCTGCACAAAGCCCTCAAAGGCCGCAAGTGGGCAGCGTTCGCCCGTATCTACAACGGCCCGGCCTACGCCCGCAACCTGTATGACACCAAACTGGCCCGGGCGTACGACCGTTACGCCGAGCAGCTTCAGGCCGCGGCATGACACGGCTCCGGCAGTTCGGTTACGGCCTCGCTCTATTGATCGCCCTGGCCGGGCTGCTATGGATTCAGCACCAGCGCGCCCAGCTTGCCCAATCCGCCGCCGATCGCGCCGGCGACCGGGCTACCCAGGCAGAGCAGGCCAGCGCCGAGCGACAGGCCGCTATCAACGAACTGACCACCGCACTGGCTGACGAACGCAGCGCACAAACCCGCCTGCGAAGCCAACAGGATCAGATCCGCCAGCAGTTGGCCGCCCGGCAGCAACAGATCAAGGAACTCCAACATGAAAACCAACAGCTACGTGACTGGGCTGGCGTTGCTCTGCCTGCTGCTGCTCAGCGGCTGCGGCAGCGCCCCGTCATTACCGGTGCCGCAGGTTATACGGCTTGGCTGTCCGGCAGTAGTGCCGTGCCAGCTGCCAGCCACCAACCCGAGAAGCAACGGCGAGATGCTGACTGACGCCGATCGCATCGAGGCCGCCTGGGCTGAATGCGCCGCCCAGGTCGATACCGTCTACCAGTACCAGGTGACCCATGAACAAACCCGAATCTCTGCGCAAACACCTTGAAGCCGCTGTTCCAGGGCTGCGCAATAACCCCGACCGTCTGCTGGTATTTGTCGATAACGGCACCCTGCGCAGCACCGCCGCGCCCGGCCTGTCGTTCGAGTACGCCTACACCCTCAACCTGATTTTCACCGACTTTGCGGGCCATCCGGACAGCATCGCCATCCCGCTGTTTGCCTGGCTGCTGGTCAACCAGCGTGAACTGATGGAAAACCCCCGGCTCGCCCAGGAAGCCGTCCAGTTTGAAGCAGACATCCTCGACAACAAAAAAGTGGATCTGTCGATCACCCTGGCGCTCACCGAACGCGTCATTGTCAAACGCCTCGCCGACGGCCAGCTGCAGGTCACGTACCCGGCAGAGCCGACCGTTGATGAACCATTCGAGGCGGAGAGCTGGCAACTGACCGATGCCGACGGCAACGTCATGGCCGAATGGGATAATCCCACTCCATGAGCAACGACCTGACTGCACTGGAAGACTGGGCCGGCGCACTGCTGGCCAAGCTGGAACCCAACGCCCGCCGTCAGCTCAACCAGTCCATTGCCCGGGATCTGCGCAAAAGCCAGCAGCAGCGCATCACCGCCCAGAGGAACCCCGATGGCACCCCCTACGCCGCGCGCAAAGCCAAGAACCTGCGTGGTAAACAGGGCAGGGTAAAGCGCAAGATGTTCATCAAACTGCGCACCGCCAAACACCTCAAATTGCAGAGCAACGCCAGCAATATCGGCATCGCCTTCATGAACCGTACCGCCCGGCTGGCCCGGACCCACCAATACGGCCTGCGCGACCGCCCCGACCGCAACGCGCCCCAGGTGCAATACGCCAAGCGTGAACTGCTCGGCTTCAGCGCCGCTGATCTGGACATGATCCGCGATCGCCTGCTGGATCACCTTTCGCCGCCCTGAGCTGTAACCCCGCCGCCTACAACCCAGCGCCGCTGCCCGCGCGCGCATAACCCGGCACCATTATCGGCATGAACCCAATCGCCGATCTCCGCCGCCGCCTCGACAACATGATCCGCCCTGGCACCATTTACGCCGTGGATCATGTCAATGCCCGCTGCCGGGTGGAAACCGGTGGGCTGCTCACCGGCTGGCTGCGTTATTTCGTCGGCAGGGCAGGGGCAGTACGCCGCCACAGCGCCCCAACCCCCGGCGAGCAATGCACCGTCCTCAGCCCCAGCGGCGAGATGGCCGCTGGCTTTGTGCTGGTTGGCCTCAACAGCAATGAATTCTCCGCCCCCAGCGACAACCTCGACCTCGACAGCACCACCTACGCTGACGGCACCTGGTTCGGCTACGACATGGGTAACCAGGAAATGACCGTCATCATGACCCCCGGCGGCCGCGCCATCCTGCAGGCCCCAGGCGGAGTACAGATCGCGGGCGATGTGAATATCACCGGCACCGTCACCGTCAGCGACGACGTCATTGCCGGCGGCATCAGCCTGGTCAATCACGCTCATAGCGGCGTCGAGAGCGGTGGCAGCAACACCGGGGGCCCGCAATGAACGGTATGGATCGCACCACCGGCAAACCGCTGGACGGCATTGAGCACCTGCGCCAATCCATCGCCGACATACTCACCACTCCGATCGGCTCGCGCGTCATGCGTCGGGATTATGGGTCGCTGCTGCCGGACCTCATCGATCATCCGCAAAACCCTGCGCTAACTGTCCAGCTCTATGCCGCAACCTGTGCCGCTCTGCTGCGCTGGGAGCAACGGGTGCGCCTGTCTCGCGTCAGAATTCAGCAGACGGGACCAGGACGTAGCGTGATTGACATCGAGGGGGAACTGGTCGATGGCGGCGCGCTGGCCCTGCAGGTACCGTTGCAAATGGGGGCCATCACATGAGCAGCTTCACCGCAGTAGATCTCAGCCAGCTGCCGCCACCCAACGTGGTCGAGCCCCTGGACTACGAGACGATACTTGCCCGCAAGCTCGCCCAGCTGATCGAACTGGATCCGGAGTTCGATGCCCTGGTGGAATCAGACCCCGCCTACAAGGTGCTGCAGGTTTCAGCGTACGACGAGCTGCTACTGCGCCAACGTGTAAACGAAGCAGCCCGGGCCGTGATGCTTGCTTATGCGGTCGGCTCTGATCTCGACCAGCTCGCCGCCAACTTCAACGTGCAGCGCCTGCTGATCACACCGGCCAACCCGCAGGCGCTGCCTCCGGTACCGGCCGTGTACGAATCAGACGAAGCCTTGCGCCGGCGCGTGCAGCTCAGTTTCGAGGCCTTCACGACGGCCGGCAGCCAGGGCAGCTACATATTCGCCGCACTCGGTGCCAGCGGGCTGGTGCGCGACGCCAACGCCAGCAGTCCGGAACCGGGCCTGGTATCGGTGTTTGTGCTCTCCCAGGAGGGGAACGGCACCGCGTCGGAGCAACTGCTTGAGGTTGTCACGGCATCGGTAAACGCCGAGAGTGTGCGACCCATCACAGATCAGGTCAGTGTGCTTTCTGCCTCGGTGAATGAATACGTCATCAGCGCCGTGCTCACTGTGTACCCCGGGCCAGATGCCGAAGTCGTCCGTGCTGCAGCCTATGCCAGTGCCCAGGCCTATGTCGATGCCATACACCGGATGGCATACGACGTCACCATCTCCGGCGTCTATGCCGTCCTGCACGGGGCGGGGGTGCAGTCTGTAGAGCTGCAGGCGCCGCTGGCCAATATCGTCAATGGCGAGGGTGAGGCGTCCTTTTGCACCGCCATCAACCTGACCCTGGCAGGGCAGCCTGATGTCTAGCTACACGCCACTGCCGCCCAACTCGACCCCCTATGAGCGCCACCTCGCCATGGTGGCCGGCCACGCGAATGACGTGCCCGTCATCGTGCGCGAAGTCTGGAACGCCGACACTTCGCCGGCCGATCTGCTGCCGTGGCTGGCCCGTGCCGTATCGATCGATGTGTGGGATCCGGAGTGGACAACCGAACAGAAGCGCGCAGCGATCAAGGCCTCACTCGGCGTGCACCGCAAAAAGGGCACCATCGGCGCCGTGCTCGACGCTCTGGCCGCGCTCGGCTTCACCGCCAAAGTGCAGGAATGGTTCAACCAGATCCCCCAGGCCGATCCCTACACCTACCGGCTGATCATCGAGGTCGACCAGGTGGGTTACGACCTCGAAGACGTCGCCCTGCTGCTGGAAGTGGTCGGCAGCGCGAAGAACCTGCGCTCACACCTCACAGAGATCGCACCAATCATCCGCAGCCAGGTCGGGCCGGTGCTGGCCTCGGCCGTGATGGTCGGTACCGAGATTCGAGTCGCTGCCAGCACGGCCCAAGAGGTAGCAGTGCTCAACGACTTCTTCGCCGCCGAAGCCCTGCTCGACACCATCGTCAACGTCAATCTGGCCCAGCATTTAGGAGAATAAAACCATGGCAGAACTGCCCTTGGACGAAGCGGTACAGCGCTTTCATAGTAACGAAGAGCGCATCAACACCTTCGTCAACGCACCTGCAGGTGAAGAAACCTTCGAGACGTCCGAGGGCGAGAGCGTGCCAGTGCTGCCAAAAATGGTCGAAGTGTTGACCGCGCAGGCTGACAGGGCAACGGCTCAGGCGCAGCAGGCGATTGATGCGCGTGACAACACAGTGCTGGAAGCGCTGATTGCAGAGGACGTAGCTGACGGGCTCTCTAAAACCGACCCTGATGGGCTGAATGACCTGCCGAGGCATTTCCGGATCTTCTCTTCTGATGCCGTTGAGTCATTCATCTACTATCGGCACGATTCGGGGGGTGTTGCTACTGAGATCACGCGCCTTTCCAACGCAGCGGCTGTTCGCGCACTGCAAAAAAACATGGTTGAAACAGCACCTGGGAAGAACCTGCTCGACAAGGCCAGCATCCGCAGAGGCAAGTACTTTAGCCCTGCCAACGGAGCGATCATAACCAGCTCGGCTTATCGCTGCACCGGGTTCATTCCTGTTCAGCCGGGCCAGACTTACGTCATTTCCGGCAACCCCGTGGCTGGTAGAGTTAGCGCTTTTTTCAGCGCTAATAACGACACGGCATATATAGCGGATAGCGTGGTTTATGGGGCGGTTGCTACCGCTCCAGCGGGTGCGGCTTACATGGTTGCAAACGTATCCAGCGAAGGGCAGGACGTGCTGACCTATGACAGCACGATGCAGATAGAGATTGGCACCATTGCCACGGCATACGAGAGCTATCGAACAGTGCTCTCCGAGTCATACCTGCCGAAAGGCGTCGCGAGAAAGGAGGAAATCCTTACCCCGGCAGTGTCGGAAAACCTTTTCGACCCTGCAAGTATCACCTGGACCCATAGGCTTTCGCCGTCAACAGGCAACATTGTTGGCAAGGATGCTAATAACCTTATTGCAACGCCATTTTTCAGGGTCTCTGAGGGTGAGTGGTACTCGATTGGTGGCACCGCGCTGCCTACCAGCAAGGTGGTCGGCTTTTTCATAAATCTTGAAACGCTGACTGCTGCGGCAAAGGCAACCTTTGTGGCGATCGACGGTGGTTTCAAGTTCCAGGTGCCTGCGGGCCTGGGTATTAACTGGATGCGTTTCAACGTATTCGCAGAGGTAGCCACGAGCACCATCAACGGCACCCTGCAGCTGAATCCTGGAGAGACTTTAAAGGCGTACACCCCTTATCTTGAGGTGCAGCGGATCCTGCCGGCGCTTTTGCCGTCGTCTGAGTCAGGATTTGTGCCGCGTGCTGAGCTGCTGGAGACGAAAAGTTTTAACATGCTCGACCCGCAAGCTGTGGATTACTCGCGGCGGTATTCGACCGGCAACAAAACGATGGTCACCGACTCGCTAGCGATTGTCGCATCAGCTTACATACCGGTAACCGAGGGCGAGTGGTACACGGTGTCTGGCGTCGATGGTGTTTATGCGCTGAGTTCGGGTGCTGCAGGCTGCCAGGGCGGGTATTTCGCGGGAGACGGGCTGACAGCTGCAATCGATAATATAGCGTTTGAAACTCCGGTGGCTGGTGGCGGCGCGGCTTTCCTCGTACCGCTTGGGCTCGGCATCACCCATGTGGTCATATCGCTGCGCCCGCTCGGCGATACCAAGCCTGCAACAGAGCTGAACGGCCCGGTGCAGTTGGAGCCGGGTGAGCTGTCGACTGATTATCGGCCGTATTCACTGGAAGAAAAAATTAAGCCTGAGTTTCTGCCCGCGACATCGGCCGCGCCTGGCACCTCGGCGGTTTTCAATGCCGCGCAGTGGTACCGATACACCGCTGCAGATGACGGGCATTACCTGTCCGCCGCGTTCCCGGTTTTCCGCCAGCACTGGATCCAGAAAGACAAGGATCTGTGTGTCGTCAATACCGGAACGTCACTGACCGCAAGAAGCGCTGAGCACTGCACTGATCATCCTAAGTTCCGGTCTCGGCCGCCCCTGATGCACTCGAACAACATGGCGTCAATTCTGTGGGATCGGCTCTGCTGGGAAGGCCAGCAGTACCGCCGGTACGATTACCCTGGTTCGTTTGTCGAGACAGGCGCGTTTTCCACATCGAGCAATCTGCCGGAGTGGGATGACGGTATATATCGGCAAGGCTGGACGCGGTATTCATCCGCCGCCGGTGCTGCCGTTGCGTTCGTGGTTCCGGTAAAGGCGTGGCAATTCAATGTGATTTATCGCACCGACAGCCTGGGGGTTACAGACAACCTGGTAACCATTGCCGAGGGTGATGGGCAAATGGAAGTGCAGGACGCGACGGGCGCTTGGGTTGAGGCGAACGGCTTTGTTTTCTCGATGCGCGAAGCTGCCCCCGTGGCTCGCACCATTCTTGTGCCGCGCGCCTCGACAGGCGAGATGGTTTCCAGGGAGATCGCGTCCAAGGGCAACACGACCTATCAGAAGCGTCTCAAAATGCGTTGCCGCAGCGGGGCTGTGGACAGCCGAGCTATCGAAAAGAACGTCACGATCACTGCACAGACAGCCGGCCGGTTCATGTACTGGGGGGTGGAATGGTCGCCCCGCGAGTTCATGATCACCTATGTGAATGCTGCCCGTGGGAGCCATAACACCCAGGCTGAAACCGCCAATGGTTTGCCGAAGTTCCAGGACAATGAGATATGGAATTTCAAGCCTGACCTGCTGTTCTTCGAGCTGCCTATCCACAACGACGGCGCCGCAGCTGCAGGGTCATACCAATCCGGCTACTGGGGCAGGCTGACCGACCACTTTGTGTTCCGTGCTGACTATGAGCTGGCACTGAAAACGCGGGGCGCGTCCTTTGGCTTGGCACCGGAGATCGGCATGTTCACAAGCTCGATTGCCTGGAATTTTGGAGGCATTGAAGACGACGGAACGTTGAAGTTTGGCGAGGAGTCCGACACGGGCAAGCCGATCACCGCTTTGGATAAGTTCACCGAGGCGTCGTTGTGGGTTTGGCAGAACCACCCGGAAGCGATTTGCATTAACGCGGCAAAGCGCTGGGTGGATGCAGGGGTCGCTATCTTTGGTGACCTGCGAACCGCCACCGAGGGAAGCGGAAAGGACGGCCTGTCATTCACCAACGAGGGCAGCCACTGGAATGATACCGGCAGCAAGATCATCGCCAAGGCGTTGGTTCCTTTGTTCGACTTCACCCATCCATAAGACCGACCCCAGTTGATCGTCTGACAGAGGAAACCCCATGCCAACCTACAACTCCATCCACACCGCATACGGCCTGCAAGCCATGGCCGCGGCCGAGGCCGCCGGCACGCCGATCAACATCACGCACATGGCGGTGGGTGATGGCAAAGGCAACTTTGTGGATCTGTTCGACACCATGACCGCCCTGGTGAATGAGCGGTTTCGCGCAGCAATCAATCGCGTCTACCAGGATCCGGAGCGCGATAACAAATACACCGCCGAGCTGGTGATCCCTGTGAGTGTGGGTGGCTTCACGATCCGTGAGATGGGGCTGTTCGATGTGGACGGCAACCTGTTCGCCGTCGGCAACGTGCCGGCCTCCGTCATGCCGGCCGAGGGTGAGGGCGCGTTCGCGGATATGATCGTGCGCTTCGAGTTCCTGGTCACCAATGCCACGGTGGTCACCCTGCAGGTAGACCCAAACGTCGCGGTGGCCACACAGTCGTGGATCCTCAACAACATCACCATGGTCGCTTTGCTGCCGGGTGGCACCACCGGTCAGACGCTCCGCAAGGCCTCCAACGCAGATGGCGATACCGAATGGGCGGATCCGGACGAGGCGAACATTACCGTTGATACCATCGAAGAGAAGCAGGAGCTCGTCGACGGGCAAACAGTGGTCAGCCTGGCGATCTGCACCACGCGCGGCCTGGCCGTGTATGTGGACGGTGAGCGGGTACCCAGCGACGAATGGACACCGCACCCTACCGACCCCACTGAGTTCACCTTCAATGCTGCCATCATCGGCACACATGAACTGATCTGCGCGCAGAACGAGCCCACCGGCAACGCCCCGGCGCCACTTGAGCGCAGCAAAAATCTGGCGGATGTCGAGAGCAAGGCCACCGCCCGGGATAATCTGGACATATTCAGCAGGGCGGAAACCCGGCAGATGTCGCCGCCGGGCCAAGTTGCGCATTTTGCCCGCAATAGCGCCCCCAATGGCTGGCTGAAGGCCAACGGCGCCGCAGTGGGGAGGGTCGCTTATGCGGATCTGTTCGCAGCGATCGGCACAACTTTTGGCGCCGGCGACGGCTTTAATACCTTCAACCTACCCGATCTGCGCGGTGAGTTCATTCGTAGCTGGGACGACGGTAAAGGCGTGGATGCAGGACGTACTCTGGGCAGTTGGCAAGGTGCTGCGGGTGGCGGTCTGGCGAAGTTCAGACTGATCAGGCAAAAACACAGCCCGGCGGGAGGTGTGGGCAGCGGCGAGCATCCAGTTCCTCCTAGCGGCAACTTCAGTCCGTTTGCTCATACCGGTGAGTATGGTGGGGATACCAACGGCTGGCTTGGCTTTGCCAACGATCCGCTGGCGACCAACCTGCGCCCCCGCAACCGCGCCATGCTCGCCTGTATCAAATTCTGAGGGCAACACCATGCAAGCGTATCAACTCAATGCCGCCGGCCTGTTCCTGGGCGTCACCGAGGCGGATGAAAGCCCCCTAGAGCCTGGCGTTTACCATATGCCCGCCGGCTGCATCGCCACACCCCCGCCAGATACTTGGCCGGATGACAAATGGCCCAGGTGGAACGGCTCATTCTGGCAACTGGTCAACAAGCCCACTGCCCCGGCCGAGCCCAGCGCAGTGGAAAAACTCGCAGCGTTCCTCGAGGCGAACCCGGATGTGGCAGAGCTGGTCGCACCCGAAACCACCGTGTAGCATCAGTCAGGCTTAGGTCGAAATAAGCACCTCGCTCCGGCGGGGTTTTCGGTGTTCCTTGTAAACAAAGATCCTACAAGCCCAACTGCTCCCATTCCCCGCGCCCACGCGACAGCATGACCCCTGACAGTAATTCACCCACTGCAGGGAACCCACCATGCCCGATCAATACCATCACGGCGTCCGTGTCATCGAGATCAACGAAGGCACACGCCCGATCCGCACCATCTCCACCGCCGTGGTCGGCATGGTGTGCACCAGCGCTGATGCCGATGCCACTGCATTTCCGCTGAATACCCCGGTTCTGCTGACCAACGTTCGTGCTGCGCTGGGCGATGCCGGGACTGATGGCACCCTGGCAAGCAGCCTGCAGGCCATAGCCGACCAGACCAGTCCCTTTACCATCGTCGTGCGGGTGGAGGAGGGGGTGGACGATGCCGCTACTACCAGCAACATCATCGGCAACACCGAAGGTGGCCAATACACCGGTATGCAGGCCCTGCTGGCGGCCAAGGCCCGGCTCGGCGTAACTCCCCGTATTCTCGGTGTGCCTGGCCTCGACAGTCAGCCGGTTACCACTGCCCTGGTAGCGCTCGCGCAGCAGCTGCGCGCCTTCGTCTATGCCAGCGCCTGGGAGTGTGTCGATAAGGAAGCCGCCGTCGCCTACCGCGACAGTTTCGGTGCCCGCGAGCTGATGCTGATCTGGCCTGATTTCGAATCCTGGAACACCACAACCAGCGCTACTGAAACTGCACACGCCGTCGCTCGGGCGCTGGGCCTGCGTGCGAAGATCGACCAGCAGGTCGGCTGGCACAAAACCTTAAGTAACATTCCTGTCAACGGCGTCACCGGCATCAACAAGGATGTGTTCTGGGATCTACAGAACCCGGCTACCGACGCTGGCTACCTCAACCAGAACGAGGTGACCACCCTGATCCAGCAGGGCGGCTTCCGTTTCTGGGGCTCGCGCACCTGCAGTGAAGATCCACTGTTCGCCTTCGAGAACTACACCCGCACCGCGCACGTCATCGCCGACACCATGGCGGAGGCTCACCTATGGGCGATCGACAAGCCCATGCACCCTTCGTTGGTGAAAGACATCATCGAGGGCATTAACGCCAAGTTCCGTGAGTGGAAGGCGCTGGGTTACATCATCGACGGCCAGGCTTGGTACGACGAAAGCGCCAATACCGCCGAAACCCTGAAGGACGGCAAGCTGCGCATCGACTACGACTACACCCCGGTACCGCCGCTGGAGGATCTGACCCTGCGTCAGCGCATCACCGATCGCTACCTGCTGGACTTTGCCAGCCGCATCAACGCCTAACCGGAGAGCTCAGCCATGGCACTGCCCCGCAAACTCAAGAATATGAACCTGTTCAACGACGGTACCACTTACGCCGGCCTGGCCAAGACCGTCACTCTGCCGCCGCTCAGCCGCAAGATGGAAGGCTACCGCGGCGGTGGCATGAACGGTCCGGTCAAAGTCGATCTCGGTCTGAGCGATGACGGCATCCAGTTTGAATGGACCACCGGCGGTCTTGATGCCCAGGTATTCCGCCAGTTCGGTATCACCCGAGCCGATGGCGTCCTGCTGCGCTTTGCCGGCGCCTACCAGCGTGATGACACCGGCGAAGTCAGTGCCGTGGAGGTGGTTGTGCGCGGCCGCCACGAAGAAATTGCCCTGGGTGACGCCGAGTCCGGCGAAGACACCGAGCAGACCATCACCACAACCTGCAGCTATTACAAGCTCACCATCGACAACGAAGTTCTGGTCGAGATCGACATCCTCAATATGGTCGAGCTGATCGACGGTGATGACCGCCTGGCCGAACAGCGCGCTGCCATCGGCCTGTAACGCTTACCCCAAGACCGGCGCGGCGCCTGTAGCCCGCCGGCACACTCACACCAAAGGAGCACATCCATGAGCAAGCCAGAAATCGACCAGCTCACCCAGAAAGCCGAGCCGGTAGCCGTAGTGCCTGAAACTGGAGCCACCAATAACCCGAATGCAGAAACCGTCGCCCTGGACACCCCAATCATCCGCGGCGAACACAGCATCACCAGCGTCACCCTACGCAAACCAATGGCTGGCGAGCTGCGTGGCGTCTCCCTGATCGAACTGATGCAGATGGACGTATTGGCCCTGCGCAAAGTACTACCGCGCATCACCAACCCGACCCTGACCGATATCGAAATCGGCCGCATGGATCCAGCTGACCTGGTGCAGTGCGGGGTCGCGGTATCCGGTTTTTTGTTGCAGAAGTCGGCGAAGGCGGAAGCGTCCCAAGGTATGTAGAAGACGCCATGGCCGATCTGGCTATGGTCTTCCACTGGGGCCCGGCGGATATGGACCCGTTGGGCCTGGCCGAGTTGATGGAGTGGCGCGAACGCGCCCGCAAGCGAGCAGAGGCCAAGCATGGCGCGAGATCTAAAACTTGAGGTAGTCCTCGCCGCGATCGACAAGGCCACTGCGCCGATCAAAGCCATCACTCAGGGCAGTGTCGGCCTCGCTCGAACCATGAAGACCACCCGCGATACGCTCAAGGGCTTGCAGTCGCAACAGAAGGACGTCAGCAGCTTCAAGGCCCTGAAGGGTGCCAACGACCAGACCCAGCGGGCCATACAGGCCAGTACCGACCGGGTCAAAACGTTATCCCGGGAGTTGGCCAGCACCGCCAACCCCACCAAAGCCCTCAACAACGAATTCAAGCGAGCCGTACGTGAAGCCCAGGCGCTCAAACAAAAGCATGGCGAGCAACAGCGTCAGCTGCAGGGGCTGCGCGGCAAGCTGAACGAAGCCGGCATCAGCACCAGGAACTTGAGCCAGCACGAGCGCGACCTGCGACAGAAGATCGTCAGCACCAACCAGTCCCTGAACCAGCAAGAGGCGCGCCTCAAACGGGTTACCAGCCAGCAGCAGCGGCTGGCCAAGGCCAAAGCCAGTTATGAGAAGAGTCAGCAGCTGGCCGGCAGCATGGCCGCCAGCGGGGCCGCAGGCATGGCCGCCGGTGGCGGAGTGCTCTATGCCGGCGCGCGAATGATGGCTCCCGGGATCCAGTTCGATGCGGACATGGCCAAGGTCCAAGCTTTGACCCGGCTCGATCGCAGTGATGAGCAGCTGGCCGCCATGCGCGCCCAGGCCCGGCAGCTGGGTGCGGACACCATGTTCAGTGCGACTGAAGCGGCGCAGGGTCAGGGCTTTCTGGCCATGGCGGGCTTTGATCCGAAGGCGGTCATGGATGCGATGCCCGGCATGCTAGATATTGCCAAGGCCGGTGATGCTGGGCTGGCTGAAACGGCAGACATCGTATCCAACGTGCTGACCGGTATGAACATGCAAGCGAGCGAGACCGGGCGCTTGGGCGACGTACTGGTCGGAGCATTCACTCGCTCCAACACCAATCTGCAGATGCTCGGCGAAACCATGAAATATGTCGGCCCAATAGCTTCCAGCGTAGGGCAGGACGTTGAAACCATGGCCGCCATGGCCGGTAAGCTGGGTGATGCCGGTATTCAGGGCAGCATGGGCGGTACTGCATTGAGGGCAATCATTAACCGCTTGAGCGCGCCGCCGAAGGCAGCGGCCAAGGCATTGGACGAGCTGGGTGTCAGTGCCAAAGATGCCGACGGCAACATGCGTAACCTGCCTGAAGTACTCGCTGAGATTTACGCCAAAACAAAGGACATGGGCGACGCCGATCGCGCTGGCCTGCTCAAAGGTATTGCAGGTGAAGAGGCAGTCAGCGCGCTGCAGGTTCTGGTCAAACAGGCCGGTACCGGAAGTCTGCAGGAGTTCATCGCCACGCTGCGGGAAAGCCAGGGCGAGGCAGCCAAAACCGCCAAGGTCATGGGCGACAACCTGGTCGGTGACCTCGATGAGCTGTCATCCGCCTGGGAAGACCTCGGCATCGAGCTGCAGACTCAACAGAACGGACCGCTACGCGAAATAGTGCAGAGTTTGGCCACCATAGTGGGCGGAATTAAAAGCTGGGTGGCAGAGAATCCAGAGCTGGCTGGCACCATTGTCAAGGTGGTAGCCGCGTTGGCTGTATTGATAGCCACCGGCGGGGCAATCGCGCTCACCCTCGCCAGCATCCTCGGCCCGCTGGCCATGATCCGCTACGGCTTTGCTCTGGCCTCGGTCGCCGCAGGCGCGGTCAGCCTGCCGGTGCTGGCTGTCGTCGCCGCCATTACCCTGCTGGGCGTAGCCGCATGGATGCTCTGGCGCGACTGGGACGGCGTAGTCGGCGGGCTCAAGGCGCTATGGACTGACTTGGTCAACAGCACTCGCTTTATCTGGGAGCCTATTCTCGCGTTCTTCTCTGACTTCTGGAGCGATATCAAAGCGGCCTTTGGCGGCGGACTCACGGGCATCGGCGCGCTGATCCTCAACTGGTCGCCGCTGGGCCTGTTCTACCAGGCCTTTGCCGGTGTCATGGGCTACTTCGGCATTGACCTTCCTGGCAAGTTCACCGAGTTCGGCGGCATGCTTATGAGTGGCATGGTGCAGGGCATCAAGAACGGGCTTAACTCGGTCAAGGACGCCATCACCGGCGCCGGTGATCAGGCCATCGGCTGGTTCAAGGACAAGCTCGGCATCCGCTCCCCGTCCCGCGTATTCGCTGCCCTGGGTGACGACACCATGGCCGGGCTCAAGGCAGGGCTGGAGCGCAGCCAGGACGGCCCGCTGGGCAGCATTTTGCAGGCGGGCAAGGCGCTCGCCGGTGCCGGTGCGGTAGCCCTTGGGCTGGGTGGAGCAGGGCAGGCACTGGCCGTGGACGGCCGGCCACCGCTGCAGAGCGGCAGCGGCCCCATTGTGGTGCAGGGCGACACCATCACCATCCAGCTCAACGCCCCGGCCGGTACCGACTCCGCCGAGCTGGAACGCATGATCAACCGGGTAATGGATCAGCGTGAGCGCACCAAGGCCGCCCGGATCCGCTCTGCCCTGTACGACACCGAATGAGGATCGAACCATGATGATGGCCCTGGGGCTTTTCGTATTCAGCCTACCCACCGCCGCCTACCAGGACTTTCAGCGGCAGACCGCCTGGCGTCACCCCAGCAGCAACCGGGTCGGCGCCGGTCCGGTGCGCCAGTTTGTCGGCAAGGGCGACGATACCATCACCCTGTCTGGCCTGATCGTGCCCGAGCTGGCCGGCAAGCGCCTGTCGCTTGATACCCTGCGCCTGATGGGCGACAGCGGCAAAGCCTGGCCGCTGGTGGAGGGCACCGGGCGCATCTACGGCCTGTGGATCATCGAGAATCTGAGCGAGACCGCTACCCTGTTTTTCAGCGACGGCGCACCGCGGCGCATCGAGTTCAGCCTCACCCTGCAGCGGGTGGATGACAGCCGTATCGAACTGCTCGGCAACATCCTCGAAACCGTCGGCGGGCTGCTGCGATGATTGAGCAGCTCACCGGGCTGGCCGCCACCGCAGCGCGGGCCCTGGGCAACACCGCCCAGTCAGCAGCCGACCATTACAACCACGCCACCACACACCCGCGGCCACTGTACCGGCTTGTGGTCAACGACCAGGATATTACCCCCAAGATCGAGAAGCGCCTGATTAGCCTGACCATGACCGACAACCGCGGGCTGGAGGCAGACCAGCTCAGTTTTACCTTGGAAGACCACGACGGCCAGCTGGCCATCCCCCCACGCCGCGCTACCGTGCAGCTCTGGCTGGGCTGGCAAGACACCGGGCTGGTGTACAAAGGCAGCTATATCGTCGACGAGGTCGAGCACAGCGGCGCACCCGACATCATCAGCATCCGCGCCAGTAGCGCCGACCTGCGCGCCGGCCTCACCCGTAAGCGGGAGCGCAGCTGGCATGACGTTACCCTGACAGACATCATCAACACCGTGGCCAGCGCCTACAGCCTCAAACCGGTCATCGACATCATGCTCGGCAGGATCCCGGTACCGCACCTTGACCAGGCCGACGAATCCGACGCCAACCTGCTCACCCGCCTGGCCGGCGACAACGACGCCATCAGCAGCGTCAAGGCAGGCCACTTACTGATGATGCCCGTCGGGGCCAGCAAGACCGCCAGCGGCATCGATCTGCCACATATCACCCTGACCCGGCGCGATGGAGATGGCCACCGTTGGATGGAAGCCGATCGCGACGCCTACACCGGGGTACGCGCCCACTATTACGATGACAACAGCGCCGAGCGACTGGATGCCATTATCGGTACCGACGACAACATCAAGACCTTGCGGCACGTCTACACCGACGAACAAAGCGCCCTGCAGGCCGCCCGAGCGGAGTGGCAGCGGTTGCAGCGCGGCGCTGCCACTCTCAGTTACACGCTGGCCCTGGGCAGGCCGGATCTGATCCCGGAAATGACCTACAGTCTCAGCGGCATAAAACAGGAAATATCAGACACCGTCTGGCTGGCCAAAAACGTCACGCACAGCCTGAGCGACAGCGGCTACATCACCAGCCTGGAGCTGGAAAACCAGTTGGCCGACGACCCCGATCTGGCGGCGCTGGTGGAGGGTGGCTACACCGGCGTGCTCGCCTGGTACCGAGACGAAAAGACCGGCAAGCAGGTCAAGGTCACCGAGGGCGACCAGAGCAACCCAAAGCGGATGACTCATTTGTATGCGAGCAAGCGTAGCGCGGGAGTAGCAGTTAGACGGGAAGCAGGGCGGTTAGCGATCGATAGAGTTTGACCGCTATGCCGAACAAAAGTCACTATACTCCGAGCCTGCTATATTATATATATTCCAAAGAAGTCTTTAAATATAGGGAGTCCTAGTTTTGTTTTAACTTCCACAGTCATTGTGTGGAGGCCTCTATACAAAGTAGTTTCATTAACCTTAATGGTTTCTCCGTGAAAAAAACCGTGGGTTCCGGCTGGGTATGGGTGAATTTTGTTAATTACCGTAACTTCCTTTTCTTCATTTCTTTTTCGTGCCTCTTCTCCATTGTTGCATTTGACGAAGGTGATGGTGAGTGGAAATATGGACTCGTCTTTGTAGCAGGCGGCTGTAAGATTTAGCTTGAATAAAATGTCAACTTGTTTTTCATGGCATTTTGAGACGGACCTTATTATCTCTTGGCTATTCTTATTGATGCAGGTCAGCTCAAATCCGGGGCTGTAAATGGTTTTGGATGATGCTAATGCTGATTTTACTTTAACAGGGTATGGAAGCAAGTCCCGATAAAGCTCATGGTTTAGTTGACGAAAATTGTATTTTATTGATTCTCCATCTTTTCCAGTGTATGTCTTTGATGAAAGATCTTCAGTCTCACCGTTTTTTATTATTTTCTTTATCGATGTGTATTTTTCAGGGAAATCGATAAACTTAATCAGCCTCTCTCCAAGCATAGACTGGTTTTTGCTAGCGTAGCTTTGAAGCTTTGCGGAGAAGTCCACGCTGAAAGATGTGGCTGTTATTTCCCGAACATCATTGAAGCCGAAGGAACGCCAAAGAACTTGATTGTCGTCTCCAAAATCAAAGCCGATCCTAAAACCCAAGTGATGGATGCTGTAGCCGCGTTCAACGAGTGACGGTATTATCGTGTCTGTCATGATGGACTGAAGAAGTACAACACAGTTTATGGTGTTGATAATACTATCTTCCTTGGTTAGCTGTTTTCCACCAAAGAAAGCTAGAAGTGCATCTCCCATGAATCTATGAACATGCCCGTCAAAGGCTCGAACCACTTCGCTTGAAGCTTTTAGTATTGTGTTTTTTATATCTGAAACTTCTTCCAGAGAGTATAAATGAGACAGTCTTGTTGAGTTTTTAATATCCAAGAAAATTGAGCATATGTAATGGTGTTCATGTTCATCCGTATTTTCCAAGTATTCAAAGTCCGGGTGTGTTCCGATCTTTGAGGTGTTGACTCCTGTTTTTCCGAAATTTGGACGTATAACCTCTTGGATGTTCCTTTCAATTCCAGGAGCCTGAGGGTCTTCGCTTTTTCGCAACAGTGCCGCGGAATCAAACGCATAAGATTCATTAGCAATATTCATGCTTGATGATCTTATGTGTCTGTTGGCAAGCTGCTCAAAAGCATCGCCAATAAAACCTTCTCTCATACTAGGTACCTTCCTGAAATAGCATTAAATAGCTGGATGGCTATCAAAATAAAAAGTGGTATTGTGTGTGTTGTGGTTGTTAGGTTGGCTAGCGATTTTATTTTATTGAATTTGTTGTTGGTAATTACTGCTAGGATGTGGGCTTGCTCGCTTAAGTCTTTGATTGAAGATAAGCTGTCAAGGTTTAATATTTCCTCTGTATAGGCGTTGGGCTTTCTGCGGCTTATGTCTCCGTAATATATTAATGAATGTCCGTTATTTGTTGTGGAGTTGCTTTTTGTTATAGGGAAAATTACTTGCAATGCTTTGATTGTTAAAATTAGTGATGATGTGATTACTATCGCAGAAAGTATTAAGGTTGAGCACAGTGAAAGATGGTTGCTTACTGGTAGGGGAGGGAGTCTGAGGTGGCTCAGTATTAGCCAGCCTGTTGAGGCGGCAAAGTAAGATAGATATATTGTGCATTTTGTGTTTGTGGATGATATATATCCGTCAAACCGCTTTATTATTTCCAGAAGTAATTTTGTTTTTTCTTCATCTTTCATGGTTTCTACTTTTGCTTTTTATGATGGGCTCTACTTGGGTACTCTCTACCACTCGGTTGCCCATATAGTTGATTGATAAACGGCTCTGCGTAAATTAATCGTGCAGGTCTGTCATATGGGATCCCTTGCTTTACCCCAATCTCGCCGCGTAAGCGGGATGACTAGGCCAGCCGAACGATCACTTGCACAGCGTGAGGCCACGCTCAATTATCGGGCCGACACTAATCTTTGTGCCCGGTATCTCCAGGCTGTCGTGCCAGATCTCATTCAGCTGTTTCATGCCGTAGCGCTTGATCTGCTCGTTAGCGGGGCCGTTCACTGGATACATGGCGGCAGTGTCCACATCCATCACCACGACTGCATTGCCTGGTAGGCAAGACAAGTGCATTTCGGGTTGGGTGAAGGGCCAGTCGGCACCGAACTGTTCTTGATCAATCAAGGCAATGCTTGCCTGCGCGTTCGCTGCGGTACACATCAGTGCAAAAGCCAAACAGGTGATGTTTCTTGTTTTCATCGGGCTTTTCCTCATTCGGTTACATCCAGAATCTCGCCAGTGGTCAGCAGGTGGCGAAGCGCTGCGCTATTCAAGATTGTCGCGCCAGCGTCATGTGCATTGCGGATTTTCACGGGGCCGGCATTAGGGCCGCAGCAGAGGAAGGCAAGGTTCTTCCCAGCTTTGCTCATTACCCACAAACCATGAGCGATGGCGAGCTCTTCCAGCTCGGCCTTTTCGACCTTGGGGAATCCTGTGAATTGAATCTGGGGGCGTTGGTCCGACGGAGCCCTAGGGGCGGGTTCCGGAGCAGGTGGGGCGGCGTCGCCTAACAGCAGCTCTTCGCCAAGCAGGTATTGGATGATGCGGTCTTTACGGTATGTTTTCGGCAGACTGTCATCGGCGCTGCGGCCTTGGATATAACGGCTGTTTTCGTTCCACTGAACCACGGTGCGTTCGCTCTCAAGGCCGTCAGCGTTGCGATAAATGAAGCGCAGTTGCATCCCTTCCCTCCGCCATCTCTTGTGTAAGACGTTGTAAGGCCGATCATGCCATCTTCTGGCCATCAGGGACAACCGACTTAAGGACTATATAGCTAGGGCTCGGTATGCAACCGCTCGGCGGCTGCACGGGTGGCGCGGGTCAGCGAGGGTACCGGGCCAAAGCCTCGGCGGCTTCCAGCAGGGAGGCTTGCTGCTGGCGGGTGAGTCGCCGGAATGCAGCTATGAGCGCCGCTTCCTTGGCGCTTAAGGTGGGATTGTCGGGTCGAGGGTTGTGAGGTAGGTCAGACATCGGTACTGCTCCATCCATGCTGGGCCACCGTGGCCGTTCAGCGTTGGATGCCTATTCTCTACCCCGTTTTGCTGTGTCAGCGGTGGAATGCGGACGAATTTCTGCTTATTTAATTTTTTCTTTGCCGGCGGCGACCAGGGCGGCAACGGTCTGGCGGATGAAGCCCTGCTGTTCGCTGGTCAGTTTGCCATAGTGGGTAAGCAGCTCAGCTTCCTGCACAGACAGGGCTGTGGCGGAGGGAGGTGTGCGGATGCCGGTCAGTACATAGGCGACATCGAATTCCAGTGGCGATAAGTCATTCAGCTTTTTGCTTGGAATGGCGGACTCCTTTTCCCAACGACCTACCGTCTTGACGCTGACGCCCACGGCGTTCGCCACATCCTGCTGCCCCAGCCCAAGCCTCTCCCTTTCTTCTCGCAAGCGCTGGCAGACAAAAATGTCTTTCTCTTGTTGCTTGGTGGTCATATATGTCCTATATTCGCCTTACACAGTTAAACGGAAGGACATAAATGTCCATTCGCAAAGGAGAGACCCCATGACCAACCACCCCAGCAAAGAGCAGTGCGCCGGCAAGCGCCTTTACGCGGAAACCAGCGAGCGGCAGCCCCATCTATCAATTACATCATTTTGTATCACTTTATAAGAGGTTGTAAGACATGACCACAAAGACCATTCCCCGTTCCCCATCCCCGCGCGGCTGCAGTGTGCCGCTGATGACCCACCTCACTCCGGCAGAGCGCGCCCAGTTGGTCAATATGGCCGACCAGGAGGCTCGATCCATGTCTGCAATGGCCCGCCTACTGATCGTGCAGGGCATGCAGCGTCATCAGGCTCAGGCATAAGGAACGCAGCTATGTATCCCGACCCCAAACGCATTCGTAAACACCGCGCCACCCTGAATCTTGACGATTACGAGCAAGGTTTGATCGATGCCCTGGTGAACTACACAGGGCTGAGTCAGGCCGAGCTGCTGCGTCGCCTTGCCATGAGCGAGGCGCGGGATCTGTTGCTGTCGGACAGCAATGTAGAGCAGGCCGTCGCTTGAACCGAGTATCAACAGAGTCACTTACCCATGCCTGAAGCCCATTTCGAATTTGACGAAGCTGACCGCGAGCTGCTGGAGCGCATTCAGCGCCGCTACCGCCTGCAAAACTGCGAACAGGCCGCGGAATGGCTGATCAAGGCCCGCTTGCGCCGGGCTGCCATCAGGATCACCGGCCGCGGACGGGCGCTATACCCAGTGAACCCGCAGGAGACGCCATGAGCAGTACCTACAAACTGGTTTGCCCGCACTGTCGCGGAAAGGTGCGCATCCGCACCAGCGAGGGTCAGCATATTTTTTTGCGGGTAGCGTTCCTGCAGTGCACCAATGAGGCATGCAGCTGGAGCTGCAGAGCCCAGTTTGAAATGACCCATGAGCTGAGCCCCAGCTCGATGCCCAACCCAGCAGCACGGCTGCCTATCGCTCCCAGCGCCATCCGCCGCGAGGCTATGCGCAGCAGCGAAGAAGAGCAGCTGGATCTACTCGATGAAGAGGAGGTAACCCATGACGCATGACCGCACCGAGTACCAGGCCCTTCTGCAGGAGGCCGCCGCGCTCTTTCTGGCCCGGCACCAGGCACAGCACCTGGGTAACGACCAGATCCTGTTCTGCCGCGCCGTGGCGCACCTCGTCGACAGCTTTTCCACCAGCCAGGCCACAGCAGAAAACATCGTTGCCCGGGCTTATGGCGATATGAGAGCCAATGGCGACCACCGCTACATGGATGTCAGTAACAGCACGTCCTCGCTGGCCCTGCTGGTCGACCCCAGGACGGGTATTTGCCATGCGGTACCGGTGGCGATGATTTTCCAGCAGCTGATCGATTCACCGGCGCGCCGCCGGCTGCGCTCAGCTAACTGATCTGCCTGTCGGGAGGGGGAGCCATGGCCAATATCCGTATCGAGCTGGAGCTGACCGAGAAGCAGGCCGCCGCGCTGCGCGGCTCGCTGCAGGTGATGCACCGTCAGCGCCTGCAGGATGAATTCTGGCGTGACCGGTACCGCTATATACCGCACGACATGCGGGCGGGCAGCATCATCGCCCGCTGCCCGGATATGGCGGCTGGGGTCAAGTTGATCGCCGCCCTGAAAATGGCAGAGCGCAGAACCACAGCAGGCGGTGCCAACTGATGCAAGCTGAACTCCAAAGAGAAGTGCTGCGGCGCATTGCGGTCAACTACAACCTGAGCAAGGTATCGGGCGAGTGGATCCGTGGCGGGGAGTGTCCTGCCTGCCATAAGCGGGAGCTGTATACCCACGCCCAGAGCCCATGGGTGCTGCGCTGCGGCCGGGAGAACAAATGCGGAGCAACATTCCACGTTAAAGAACTGTTTGATGATTTGTTTGACGACTGGAGTGAGCGATTCAAAGCCACGCCTGAGCAGCCCAAGGCCACCGCCCGCGCCTACTTGGAGTTTGCCCGCGGCTTTCGTGAAGAGCTGATCGCCGGTTGGTACACGCAGGAGTATTACCACGATCGCGATCTGGGCATTGGCTCGGCAACAGTGCGCTTTGAATTACCCGGTGGCGGCTACTGGGAGAGGCTGATCGATCGGCCGCACCGGTTTGGCAAGAAAAAGGCCCGCTTCAGTTACGGTACCAGCCACAAAGGCAAATGGTGGTGCCCGCCCTGCGTCGACCTGCTGGCGGTTGATGAGCTGTGGATTGTGGAAGGCATTTTCGACTCGACGGCACTGGTGCACAACGACATCAGCTCTGTATCGATCATGAGTTGTAACAACTACCCAGAGAAGGCGCTGGCCGATCTGGCTGACCGATGCAAGGCCGAGGGCATCAAGCTGCCGAAGCTGGTATGGGCGCTGGACGGCGACCGGGCCGGGCGCAACTATACCCGCAAATGGGTGGCCAAGGCCGAGCAGGCGGGCTGGCGTTGCTCGGCAGCACAAATTCCCCAGGGCGATCGGAAGCATGATTGGAATGATTTGCACCAGCTGGAGCGGCTGACCGATGAGAAAATCAAGGAATTCCGTTACCACGGTGACCTGCTGACGGCCAAAACACCAGGCGAGAAAGGTCTGTTGATGTACACCTGGCGCGAGCGTCATGAGTTTCACTTTTCCTTCGACAACAGCCTGTATTGGTTCAAGTTGGATATGGGCAAGTACAACAAAGCGATGACCGACCTGCAGGAGTCGGAAAATATCGAGATCCGCACCCTGTCTGATTTTGATCTGCGCGAGAAGGCCCTGGAGCAATCCGGCGGCGTTGTGCGCATCGCCAACTGTTACCCCCAGGCGCTGTATTTCCAGCGCAACGAAGTGACGGACGAGTCGTGGTACTACTTCCGGGTCGACTTCCCCCACGACGGCGGCAGCATCAAGAACACCTTCACCGGTGGCCAGGTATCAGCAGCCAGCGAGTTCAAGAAGCGGATGCTGTCGATCGCCGCCGGCGCCGTGTTCACCGGATCGGGGCAGCAGCTGGACAAGATCATGCAGGATCAGCTGTACGCACTGAAGACCGTGGAAACCATGGATTACATCGGCTACAGCAAAGAGCACCAATGTTATGTTTTGGGCGATATCGCCATCAAGGGTGGCCAGCTGCATCAGGTGAACGAAGAGGACTTCTTCGAGCTCGGTAAGCTGCGCCTGAAAAGCCTGCTGAAAACCATCCCGCTGGATATCAGTCTGGATGAGGGCAAATACCGCGAGGATTGGCTGGGCTGGCTGTGGACCGCTTTCGGCGCCAAGGGCATCATCGCCCTGGCGTTCTGGACTGGCTCGCTGTTTGCCGAGCAGATCCGCGCCCAGTACAAGTCATTTCCGTTTCTGGAAGCCACTGGCGAGGCCGGCGCAGGCAAGACCACTCTGATCCAGTTTCTATGGAAGTTGTTCGGCAGGGACTATGAAGGCTTTGACCCCTCGAAGTCATCGGTAGCGGGGCGCTCGCGCTTGATGGGGCAGGTATCCGGCATGCCGGTAGTGCTGATCGAGGGCGACCGCAATGAGCCGGACCGGGCTCACGCCAGGTCATTCGACTGGGATGAACTGAAAGACTTCTATGGTGGCGGCACCCTGCGCACCAGGGGCGTGAAAACTGCCGGCAACGAGACCTACGAGCCGCCTTTTCGCGGGACTATCGTCATCAGCCAGAACGCTGACGTTGGCGCGTCCGAAGCAATCCTCACCCGCATCGTCAAGCTGCACTTCAAGCGGCCGGTGGCCACCGATGCCAGCCGCGCCGCAGCGGACAACCTCAACCTGATGCAGACCGAAGATGTCAGCCAGTTCCTGGTCAAGGCGCTGCGCCTGGAAGACCAGATGCTGGCCACCTTCGGCAGCAAGGTTGGTGAGTACGAGAAAGACTTGCGCGGCTTGAAAGAGATCCGTGTTGAGCGCATCGCCAAGAACCACGCCCAGATGCTGGCCTTGGTGGACTGCCTGGAGCATGTGGCACCCCTGACCAGCGCAATGCGCACCGAGGTGGAGCTGGTACTGCGCCGCATGGCAGTTGAGCGGCAGCAGGCGATCAACTCCGACCACCCGGCCGTTGCTGAATTCTGGGAGGTGTACGACTACCTGGAGTCGCTGGAAGAAGGCCCGGTGGTTAACCACAGCGCCGACCCCAACACCATCGCCATCAACCTCAACGAGTTCGCCAAGGTCGCGGCCAACAACCGCCAGAACCTTACAGAGCTCACCCTGCTGCGCGAGCTGCTGAAAGACAGCCGGCGGCACAAATTCATCGAAGCCAGCCGCGCCGTGCACAGCGTTATCCGTGCCAGCGCCCGCGTCGAGGCTTTCGATAAACCCAGACCCAGCACCCTCAAGTGCTGGATCTTCAAGAAGTAGGGCGCGGCAACGCCCTGTTGTTACCACCAAAGGAGAGTACCCATGAAAGAGCGTAATTTGGATATGGCCGAGAAACTACACAGCGACCTGCAGCAGATGCTGAAGCAGCGCAACCAGTCCCAGGCAGCCGGCGTTGCTGCGCTGCAGCGGTTGCTGCCAGTGGCCCAGCGTGACACCGGGCAGAGCGGCGTGGTCGGCCGTTTCCTGCTGGGGCTGTACAACGGCTGCGCACACCCGTTTGCCCTGACCGACCTGCGCCGGCTCGACGCAGCGCTGCACCAGGACTGCCTGACCGTGCTGGCCATGGACGCCCGGGCGGTGAAGGAAGTGCATGAATACTTCGCTGACGGCAGCAGGATCTGGCGTGAGCTGGCGGAGTGCTGGGGAGGCGACGGCGATGCTCGCTGAAGCCTTGTTTGATGAGAAGTACTGCACCGGCTGCAAAGAGTATTGGCCAGCCGATGGCGAGTTCTTCCAACGCGATAATAAAACACAAGATGGCCTGCGCACCCGCTGCAAGGCCTGCTGCTGGGAACAACCCGGCGCCCAACGTCAGCGGCAACTGAAAAGGGAAATGAGATGCAAGAAGTGAATCAGCAAGAAAGCCTGGCAGAAATATGGATGGCCCCTACCTGCCACCACCACCGCGAAGTCATGAGCACGAATGTCTGGAGCAACGGCTGTCAGACCTGGTCGGGCTGCACTGATCGCCATGACCCAGTGCGCTACCTGCGCGCCGACATCCTTCTGCCGCTTCTGGAAGTAATCGAAGCCAGCCGGCAGTTGCTGCCAAGGCCGGAAGGCAACTGCGCGTGCGGCACGTGCCAGTTCATTCGGTTGCGGGATGGGATGCTGGCGGGCCAGGCCGAGCAGAAAGGAGAGAAGAAGTTCGGGGAGCCGGGGCTATGACGGAAAGAAACAACCCCTTCCTGACCAAGCAATACGGTGACCGCTGGACTGGCAAGGTAACTGCTGAAGACCGGGTGCGCATGGTCGCTGTTTTCGGTGCTGATCAGTGCGTAGCCGCGCTGCTTGTACCCGGGCTGCAGAAGTCGGTCAAAACGGCGATCGAGCGACGTCAGCGGAAGCTGGCCAAGACATGAAGAGGTGGCCCTGGAGAGCGGCAACTCCCAGGGCCGGCCACCACCAAAGGAGAGACCCCATGAAAAACATGATGATCAAGGCAGTAGCGCCACAGATAGTAGCACGTTCCCATGGACTGACTGCTCAAGGGGGTGACCGGTGAGGTGGTTTGCGCTGCGCTGGTACCGGCTGGCTTGGGCGCCCAGAAAAAGCCACTGCACAGAAATCACTGATCGACGGGGCCGATGGGTTCGGGCCGCCGGCGGCCTGTTCTGGCTGGCCGATCGGCGGCGGCCGAGGCTATGAGGAAAGGCCGGTCAAGATGAAGTCCAAAGCGGATATCATGGCTCGATTAACCCCTGGGCAGATCCAGTTGCTGTCGCTGCTGGCTGATGTTGCCGCAGAGCGCTGGCTCGGCTCGCAGCAGCAACAGACGGATCACAACAATGAAAGCAGCAATTTACGCCCGCTACAGCTCGGACAAGCAGAGCGAAACCTCCCTCGATGACCAGATCAGTGTCTGTCAGTCCCGCGCTCTGCGCGAGGGCTGGCAGGTGCTGGCGACCCATTCAGATACAGCCGTTTCCGGTTCAACCAAGGTAGCCGCCCGCCCGGGCGGCAAGGCGCTACTTGCCGATATGATGGCTGGGCGTTTTGACGTCTTGCTGCTGGAGTCGCTTGACCGGCTATCCCGCGACCAGGTCGAGCAGGAATCCATAGTGCGGCGCCTGGAACACCGCAATATCCGCATCATCTGCGTGGCCGACGGCTACGACTCCCAGCACCAGGGGCGCAAAGTGATGCGGGGTGTGCGCGGTCTGATTAATGAGCTGTACCTCGACGATCTACGGCACAAGACCCAGCGCGGGCTGCATGGCCAGGTCGATCGGGGCTACATTGCCGGCGGCAAATCCTATGGCTACGACATCGAGCGCGATGACCAGGGCAGCAAATTCGTCATCAATGAGTTGCAGGCGCACTGGGTGCACTGGATCTTCGAGCAGGTAGCCAAGGGCAGGGCCTACCGCCATATCGTGTATGACCTGAATGACAAGGGCGTTCCGTCGCCGCGCGGATCCAGTTGGGCCGTGTCGGCCATCTACGGTAGCCCGGTCAAGGGGTCCGGCATTATCAACAACCCGCTGTATGTCGGGCGGTACGTCTGGAATCGGTCGCAGTGGATCAAGGATCCTGACACCGGAAAGCGGCAACGCATCGAGCGGCCGCGGCATGAGTGGCGAGAAGCTGACCTGCCCGAGCTGCGCATTATTGATGACGTGCTCTGGCAGCGAGTTCGCAGCCGGATCGACTTCGGCCGCAACGCTGCCGGCCGCAAGGCCGAGCAGCGGCCCATATCAGCGTTGCTCAGCGGGGTGCTTCGCTGTCCACACTGCGCTGGCCCACTCACTTCTTTCGGCAGTACCAGGTACGGCTGCTCCAGATCGCACGACAGGGGCAAGACCGTCTGCCCTGGCTTCGCCATTGGCAGAATCCGCACAGAGAAACGCATGCTGGCAGCAGTGCGTGAAGAGTTGCTATCTGACGACGCGGCCGCAGCGTTTGAGATTCTGGTCAGCGAGCGGTTGAAGTCTGTCAGGGCAGCAGGCCAGGCTCAGGCACTGAAGGCGCGCCACGTTGAAATACAGGAAGAGATCGGGCGGCTGGTCGAGGCAATTGCGCGCATGGGCATGTCTGCACCGATAGAGCAGCGAATCCGGCAGTCAGAAAGGGAGCTGGCGACAATCAGCGCAGAGATAGCCAGGGCGGAAGCCGCAGACGCACCAATGATGGACGTGCGCAAGACATTCAAGGCGCTGCTGATGGACCTGGGCACCGCGCTGCAGTCCAGCCCGATGGAAGCAAGGGCGGCCGTCGGTGAGATCCTTGGCACAGTGAATATCGAGCTGAAAGGCCGGGAAGTATGGGCCCAGATAGCAACTGGCCCCGCTCTGCAAATAGCAGTCGGGGCCAATGGCTGTAACGATGGTTGCGGGGGCAGGATTTGAACCTACGACCTTCGGGTTATGAGCCCGACGAGCTACCAGACTGCTCCACCCCGCGTCTGAGGTGGCTCATTCTACGGATTTAAGAAGGGCTGTCAAGCAATTGATGCAAAAAGAATTTTCAGGGGGCGAGTGAGGCGGCTATACCATTTTCATAAGACAGCTTGATGTCGTTGTGACATCATTCGTTTGCTTCGGCCGGGAGGTGGTGGGAGACTTCCGTGACGGGATCAGGCGTGCTATATGGCTTGAAAGAATAAAGGGATGTCTATGAACGATTCCATTAAGCCTTACCAGATTTCTGCATTCTCGGCGGAATTCACCGATCCGTCGGAAGAGCAGGCCTTTCGAGCTTATATCCGGCCCTTGGCGGCGCGCAGTTTGCGGGTAGCGCTGATTGTCTGGGGTAGCTTGCTGCTGTTATTTGTCGGGCAGGATTGGCTAAGCCTCGGCTGGTCTGATGATTTCGTGACGTTGCTGGTCTGCCGAGTGCTGCAAGCCGGCATGTTGTTCATCTTTGTCTTCATGCTGGGCCGCAAGCCGCAGTTGGTTTCCAGCGGGCGTGTGGTTACCGTGCTGGAGATTACCGGTTTCTTTTTATTCATGCCGGTGTACTTTCTGCTGCCGGAGGTGGCCGCTTTTACCATCGGCGTCATCGGCCTGATGTTGCTGTCGATGTTCCTGTTCGTACCCAACCGCCTGCTGCTGACTTTACTGGCTGCTGTGACTGGCGTGGTGCTGACGCTCAGCTGCATGGCCTGGAACGGGCGCAGTGTGGACATTCTCTTTGGCGCGTTCTTTATTCTGATGTTACCCGTGGCCACCGGCTATTTCGGCGCGCAACAGTTGCAGATGGTACAGCGCCGGCAGTATGCGATGTTCAATCAGGCGAAGGAGGCCAACCTCGCGCTGGAGGAGGAAGTGGAGCGCCGCAAGTTGCTGGAGCAGGAACTCAAGCGCCAGGCGACGACAGATCCACTGACCGGGCTGTTCAATCGCCGCCAGTATGAAATGCTGTTTCGCCGCGAGCGTGAGCGGTGTCGGCGTCAGGGTACGGCCATCTGCGTAGCCATGGTCGATCTGGATTATTTCAAGGCGTTGAATGATGAACTGGGCCATGACTGTGGCGATATGGCGCTGAAGCATGTTGCCACGCTGTTCACCAACCAGCTCCGGGAAGGGGATGTGGTGGGGCGTTTCGGCGGAGAGGAGTTCATCATTCTGCTGCCGGATACGGGGCCGGCGGAGGCTGAGCGGGTCATCGAGCGGCTCAGGCAGACGCTGGAAAATACGCCGGTGAGTTTGCAGGGTGAGCCGCGGCGGCTCACAGCGACCTTTTCCATTTCGGCGGTGCTGGATGATGAGACGGACATCAGCGAGACGCTGCGCCGGGTGGATAGAGGATTGTATCGGGGCAAGCGTGCCGGGCGTAATCGGGTGGTGATGGTCTGA